TTGGTCGCAGCTCCGCTGGTACCTCGGGAGACGTTGTTGTTGCTGACCCCGGCGACGTAGGACGAGCCGGCACTGAACTCCCAAACCTGCCAGGCCAACGGGTAGTTCGATCCGTTGACCGTGTCGGTGAACGACGAGTCACCGGTGCTGGTCTTGGTGAAGACCGACAGCTCGCCGGAGTTGACCGGCTGAAGCTGCTCTGTCCAGCCAGCGTTGGTGTGGGTGACCGCGCCGGCGACAACGAAGACCAGCAGGTTTCCGGCAGTGCTGGTGAATCCGAACGAGATGGTGTGAGTCGTCGTGCCGTTCCGCGCCGAGATCCCGTTGGCGCTGTTGACGATCGTCACCGGGCCCCCGCTCTACCGATTGCCGGTCCGGTCAGCAGCGGGGCCAAGCCGACCTGAGGACCGTGTCGGCCCGGCCGGCCGGCCGGATCGTGAAGGCCTCGCTGGAGCGGCCTAGAAGCCGACCGACGATCCTGCCGATACGGTCGCGGTCAGCGTCGGTCAGCTCGACGTCGTACAGCGTCTCGGCCGCGAAAGTGATGTTCTCCGTGTAGTCGTCGACGCTCGCGCTGCTCGATCGAACACCGGTCGGGTTCAAAGCAGCCCGCTTGGCCACGGCCAGGGCCAGACCCTTGAACGGGGACAGGTCGGTGAAGGCGTCGTAGACCGCCGCACCGACCTCGTTCCGGATCTCGATGGTGGTCAGCTCGCGCAGCAACTGGGCGGTGAAGGCGTCGAATTCCGGGATCTGCATGAGCGAGACGAGCTCGGTCAGTTCGAACAGCTCAGGCACAACAAGCCCCCCGCTAGCAGGTGGATCCGGCCCGGTCGGCACGCGGCCGCGTGGTGCCCCGACCGGGCCGGACGTCTACTTGGTGGGCTTGCCCGCCGCTTCGAGGGCGGCGATCACGTCGTCGCGAGACGCGTCCTCGCCGACCTCGACCCCAACGGACTTCGCGTACGCCCGCCACTTGTCGGCTCCGGATCCCGGGCCCTGCCGCGGCGGGACCTTCGACTCGGAGCCGGGCGCGTCGGCCGCCGCTTGCGCCTGCTCCAGCTCGGCGATCCGAGCCTTGAGCCGGGCGACCTCGTCGTCTTCGCGCGCCGAGCGGGCGGGCTTTGCCGGCGTCCCGTCGAGGAGGTGGTCGCCGACGAGCCCGACGGCCCAGTCCGGAAGCTCGCCGGTCGCGGCGAGGAGGACCGGCGAGCCGGTCTTCGGATGCACGACCACGGTGTTGTCGATCAGCTTCGGCATGGTCAGAGCACCTTCACGCTCATGATCAGATCCGGGTCGGTGACCACCGGCATCACGATGCCGGTGACCAGGGTGCCCCGGTGGACCGGGTTCTCGGACTCCATCGGCACGGCGACCAGCCCGGGCGCGTTCTCCTGGGCGAGCGCCTGGGCGCGAGTGAGGTGCTTGGCCTCCTCCGTCGTGCCCCACTGTGTCTGGCCGACCGCCTGGCCGCCCGGCTGCCCGGGCGTTTCGGGCAGATAGACGATCCGGTCGTCCGGAATCTGCCGGCGCATCACGCCGGTGTGGTCCGGAACGGCGGTGTCGTCGACGATCAGCCGTGGGAGTTCCCGGTCGGCCAGGGCCTGACGGACGCTCGATACGCCGATCGACGGCGGGGCGCCGAGTAGCGAACCGAAGATGTTGCGGAAGTCCGGGTCCTTGAGGAAGACGTTCAGAATGCGAGTCGAGATGATCGCGACGCCCGGCAGCACCTCGCCACCCGTGGTGGTCTTGTACACCGTCTTGTGGGAGTCCATCTGCCCGAAGATGTCCGGGCTCCCGGCGTTCCACAGCGTTGGCGCGGTGAAGAAGTGCTGCGCCGGAATGCCGAAGTCGACCGAGCCGAGCTGCAGCCGGTTCTCCGGCGCCGACGGGGTACCGACGGTCACCTTGCCCGACCAGATCGCCTCACCCTGGGCCAGCATGACCCGCTGCAGAGCACCGCGGGTCAGTGTGAGCAGGTCGTCGTCGAACAGGGCGGCGATCGCGTTCTCATCGCCGGCCGCCTGCGCGGCGTCGAGCAGCTGCGCGTTCTCCTCGTCGAGCCAGAGGATGCCCGAGTTGGGCAGCATACGGCCCGTGACCTCGGAGGTGTCGCCGCGGTCCAGCGGCACGGCCGGGGTGTTCCACGGCCGGAACGGCGTCGCCCGGCGCAGGGACCGAACTGACCGACGGAACCGGTAGCGGTGGTCCAGCCGGGTGCGCGTGGGCAGCCACTGGTGCAGGATGCCGGCCGGGAACGGGATCTGCCGGGCCGCGAGAGTGAGCTCCTCGGGATCGGTCAGCTCGAGAGCCATGGTGGCCATCAGGCACCCACCTTGTCGAAGTAGATGTTCGGCGTGAGCTCGGTGCGAGCCTGAGCGTCGAAGCCGCCGTTGGACGGCAGCAGGTCCTCGTAAACGCGGCCCCGGTAGTAGAGGGAGCCGTCGACGTGCCGGCCCGCACGGACCTGCTTGTCGGCGACCAGGAAACCCTTGGCGACTTCGGTGCCCCCGGTGCCGAGGTCGGCACCACCGGCGGTGGACGTGGTCACCGCGACGGCCGGGGAGGAACCGCCGGTCAGTGACCCGGTCGCGGTCATCTGCGCGACGTTGGTGTTGGCCAGAGCGCCGACGAACGTTACCGAGATAGCGCTGCCGGGCTGTGGTCCGCCCGAAGCGGTGACGTTGCCCGAGCCGATGTTGCTGAGTGCGACCAGGGCGGCCTGGACCTGGGCGGCGGTGGCGTTATAGGGGATCGCGGCCGTGGTCTGCCCGTTGTAGGTCAGCGTGTAGGTGCCGCCGGTGGGGGTGCCGGTGATCGTGACGGCCTGGACCTCTTCGCTGCTGCCGCCGTAGGGCGCGAAACGGCCGGTTGCGGTGACCTGGGCGATGCAGGCACCGGACGGGATGTTGCCGTCGGCGTAGACGGCCAGGACCGCGGCCGCGTCGAGGGTGATGGGTGCACAGTCGACCGGGAACTCGCCGGCCCATGTCGGGCCGCCGGCACGCCGGGTCGTCTTCGTCACCCCGAGATCGCTGTACATGGGTGTGATCCCTTCTGGGTGTTGACCCCGGCGCGGTGCGGACGGGGATGGATCAGGTACCGGGCTTTGCCAAGCCCATGCGCTCCAGGCGCTTCTTGGCCCGCTCGTCGGCGGACAGCTTCGCGCCGCTGCGGTTGCCCTGCGACTTGTCCGGCTTCGGCTTACGCACGTCGTCCTGCCTCTTGCCACCCAGGTAGGGCTTGCGCTGCAAGAGGTCTTCGAGTGCTTCCGCGATGGCCTCGCTATCGACGTTGATGCCGTCGAGGAAGTCTTCGGGATCGTGCTCGCGCAGCAGCAACGCCGCCGCGTCGGCCGGGTCGGCGAACTTCGCCGCCTTCGCTTCGATCTTGTCGAGCAGCCGATCGCGAGCGACCTCACGATCCGCCTCGGCGCGGGCCTCCCGCCGGATCTGCTCCGGGTCGAGTTGCTCGCCACCGTCGGCCTTCTTGCCCTTCAGGAGGTTCCGCAGTTCCTCAGGCGTTTTCGCGCCGAACTCCGTGGCCAGTGCGGTCCACGGGCGCAGCGCAGACCGGCTCGTCTTGAGCTGGCCCTTCATCCGGTCGATGGCCTTCTTTCCGGCGTCGCCCAGGTCCCCCTGACCGTCGTCGGCTTTTTCGTCGTCTTCCCCGTTGCCGTCGGCGTCGCCGGAGTCGTCGCCCTCGTCATCGTCGTCGTCAGGGGCGCCGCCTCGCACGGGCCAGATCGGGGCGCCGTTGCGGCGCAGGCCGATCGCTGTGAGGCCGGTGAAGGGGTGGACGGGCAGGTCCGGTCCGAAGGCCGGGAGCTGAATCTTCATTACGTTGACTCCGTTGCGGGGTCTGGGGCCGGGCGTTGCGCTCGGCAGGTGGGATGCCGCCCGGCATTGCGCCGGGCGGCGATGCTGCGTCAGAACTGGTCGGTGTCCTCGTCGGTGGGCTCGGCCGGGGTGTCCGATCCGTCGGCGTCGCCGACCTCGGTGTCGAGCGCGGCGAGCTTCGCGGACAGGCCGTCGAGGGCCTCCTGCGCCTGCGGCGACAGCTGGTCGTCGTTGATGATGGCCAGGGCGGCACGGACGTCGCCGGCGAAGTCGTCGAACTTGGTGGACAGGGCGGTGAGCTGCTCGGTGGCGGTGGCCATGCGAACTCCTAGGAAGTGAGTGCTGTGAGACAGGCCGGTGATCCGGACCGCCAGGTCTTCGACGCCGAGGAAACGGCGCAGCCAGAGGCGCATGGTGTCTCCCGTCATCGCAGGTAGTTGTGCAGCCGGAGCAGCCGGATCGCGTCGTCGCGGTCCCTCGCGTCGCGCAGGATCTGCTCGGGCATGAGACGAGGCCGACGGCCGGCCGCCTCAGTGGTGAAGAGGCGCCCGTCGGCCGTGACCATCCCCCGGCGGGCGTTGACGACTTTTGCCAGGTCGGCGCCCGACCGGATCGCCTCTGCGCCGGCCGCAGTGAACGCCTCGTCCTGCTCGGAGCGGCTCAGCGAGTGGAAGTAGGCCATGGGGTCGGTGCGCTCGTCGCCGGCCGTGTCTTCTCTGCCGGGAATGCCTATGCAGTCACACTTCGGATGCCGGTTGAAGCCGGCGTCGTAGCGGTACCAGCGGCCCGCCAGGACGATGCAGCGAGAGCATGACCTGCCGACCAGCATCCGCACGTAGCCGCTCGCCTGCCGCCGGGCGGTGGTGGCCACCAGATCGGCGGCGCGGCCGGCGTCGGCCACCTGCGTGCGGACGATCCTGTCGAGCAGGTATCCGCCGGCGGCCAGCGAATCCTTCAGCGCTGTGCCGGCGCCGATCAGCTCCAGCGTCGTCACGACGGGCCGGTACAGCAGACCGTCCAGCGTGCGTCCGTCCGAAGCGACCCCGGACAGCGACTGCGGCACCGTCCGCGCCGCGGCCGCCGGGTCCAATCCCTGGACATCCAGCACGGCATCCAGGTAGCGGTCAGCCTCGCCCGCCACCACCCGCTGCGCGCCGGTCAACGTCACCAGCAGCGGCAGCATCCGGGCGATCCACGAGTCGGCGATCCGGGCCGGGTCGATCAGTCGCCACGCCCGTTGGGCCTCGTCGGCGAGCGTCTCCACCATGCCGAGCCGGTCGCGGGCGTGCGCGGTCGCGACCTCAGCGAGCGCCCGCACCAGCCGGCTCAGTCTGGTCGCTGGCCGCCGGGTCGTTGACCTGCGGCGGCTCCAGCCGGGCTGCGATCCGGGCGACCGGGTTCCGGGCATCCTGCGCCTCGAACTGCTCGGCGAGCTTCTTGCGCCGGGCCGCCGAGTAGCCCAGATCCACCCAGGCGGCCTCTCGCGGAATGATTTCCTGCTGCACGAGCTTCACGGCATAGTCAGCCGCCTGAGCCTTCGTCGGAGTGGCCGCCGACCGCCACTGAGTCTCGAGCTGCTCCATTCGCGGATCCCAGGCGCCGTCACGAATCCGGACCGCGATCTTCATGACCCGCTCCCACGACGCCTCAAGCGCGGTCTGGAAGTCCTCGACCTGCTTGATCACCCGCGACTCGTCGGCCAGGATGCCTTCCGCCGACGGCGGGTTGGTCGTGGCCTGACCGAGGTAGCGCAGCGGCAGCCCGGACACCCCGGACACGAGCTTCGCGTAGAGGCTGACGATCGTGTCGAAGTTCGCCAGGTCAGCGGCGGAGAAGCTACCGAACTTGGCATCGGTGTTCCCCGAGGTCCAGACGGCACCGAAGTACGCCTCCCAGGTGGGGATGGGTTCGCCGGTCTTGCGGTCCTTGAAGTCCTCGAGTTTCAGGCCGGCCGCATACCGCTGCGGGACCGCCAGCGCCTCCGTTGCGACC